ACATACTCAGATAACTCGTCAAGAGGTATCTCATTTGTCTGAAAACCTCGTCTAAAGTAATCCTTGAGTGTATCAGACTTCTTTATCTCTAAATTGTACCTCTCAGCACAGTTTTCAAGGCTCACAGACCCCTTCTGACCACGTTGGAGTATGTAAGCACCCAACATTGTATCAAATATTTCTCCATCATACTTAAATCCACATCCCCACAACCATTGTAAATCGTATTGTAGATTGTGACCAATAAGTAGTGTTGTATTGTCAAGAACTCTTTGTAATCTTTTGTCTGCATCATCATCTGTTATGACCTTTTCATTGTGGTCAAATACAAATACAGAGCTTTCACTTTCTAGCCAATCTTGAACACCTACAAGTGTCAACGAATTGTCAGGCTCAAATGGGTCAAGGTGTAACTTGCCATCCCTCTTGGTTGTTGTGTTCTCTACGTCTAATATAATCTTCATGCTGTGTATCTACCTCTTTCTACATCTAACTCGACATGTACCTTTCCATGCCATCCGTTTATCTTATTTTTTGCTATGACAATGTGTCTTTGTGGGTCATTGTCCTCTTGCCCTTCCATCTGTGGATTCTTACTCAGTAAAAGCATCAAATCCGCTTCTGCCGCCTTTCCTGTCTTACTCCCTTCTAACATAGATTGGTCAACATTGATTTTACCCTCTGCCTCTGCAGATAGCTGAGACATCCAGATTATAGCACAATCATATTCTTTTGCAATATTTCTTGCGTGAATTGCAGCCTCCTTGAGATATAAGTCCATTCGTTCTCCAGTACGAGTAGCAAACTTATCACCCATATCCAGAACAACAACGTCAGGTCTTTCTACCTTTATCATATTCTCCACCCAATCCATCTTCTTACCAGTAACATCCTTAATCTTAACATTGTGTCGTATTTTATTGTATCGCTCGACTGCCAAAGCATGATTTGCACTGCCACTACCTATCTCCGCAAGAGAAAGTTCTGCTCTGGTGCAAAGATAACGAGATGCGACCCTATAGTAAGGCTCTTCATTACACAGAACCCTACACTTTGCTCCTTGATCGACAAAGCCACCTCTGGATGCAATAATACTTGCGTGAAAAGATGTCTTACCAGTATTGGGACGAGCACCCACTATAATGAGTTGCCCACCACTTATACCCTCTAGTCTTCTAGCCAGTGAAGGTATATTAAACTTCCACTTAGACTTCTGGTTAGCTTGTTCTAATATACTCTCAAAACTTATATCATCCCACTCAATGTTAAAGTTAGGAAGGAAGTTGTCTTGGTGGTCACTAATGATTCTCCTTAATGGCTCTAGTGTAGCCTCTTCCCCATTTACGTAATCAAACCCTATATTGGCAATCTTTTCTCCTACATATTGTTGAAACAACTTAGACATAACATCTTTAGCTATCTCCTTATCCATAACCTGCTCTCGCTCTAACTTGCAGAATAGTTCTTTAAACACCTGCTTTGAGGCAGTAGTAAGAGTGCTATTATGAGAGAAGAATAAACCCTCTAGCTCTCTTACTGTTATACTGTCCTTACCATAATTTTGCATGGCAAAGTCAACTGTCTTTTTTATCTTACGAATGTCCTTGCTAAAAAGTTCATCAGGACAGCGTGTCCCTTTATGATCGCCATAGAACTCTTTATCAAGCAGACTTCGTATTAATGCTAGTTCAACCATTTATTCTCATCCCATATAATTTCTTTTCCATTTCATATTTAATTTTACCTATATCTTCAGTATAGAACCATTCGTTATTTCTTTCAAGACAAATCTTTTCTGCTACCTTATGTGCCATAATTTCACCCTTATATCTGTTCTTTACAGAGATGGTATAAAGTAAGCTATAATCTCTAAAGGGACTTGATGTTTGATAGCCATTTAACCTATTCTTTGATTCTACCGCCATACCTATCTTGTACCACTTTTTCCAAGCAGGATTATGTATTATATAGACTTCACCACGTTTACTCTTATTAAGTTTACTAATATTATCAGGAAGACTTGAAACCACTCTTAAC